CACAGGGGCATCGACAGCATCGGCAGCGAGGACAAACCTCGGCCTCGCTATCGGCACGGACGTGCAGGCCTTTGACGCGGGGCTGCTTTCGATTGCGGGCCTGACCACGCTGGCAGATCGCAGCATCTACACGACGGCGTCTGATACGTACGCTGTCTATACGCTGACGGCTGCTGGCAGGGCGATCCTCGACGACGCTGACGCTACAGCGCAGCGCACGACGCTTGGGCTGGGCAACCTCGCAACGGTCACCGCCTCGGCCTTTGCCTTGACGATCCTCGACGACGCTGACGCAGCCGCTGTTCGCACCACGATTGGAGCGGGCACGGGCGACATGCAGAAATCCGAGAACCTGTCGGGGCTCGCAAACTACACCACCGCGCGGAGCAATATGGGGCTGGCCATTGGCACAAACGTACAAGCGTATGATGCCGGTTTGCAATCAATCGCTGGTCTGACCACTGCTGCTGACACGATGATCTACACGACGGCGTCTGATACGTACGCCACGGCGACCCTGACAGCTTTTGGCCGGTCTCTGATTGACGACGCCAACCAAGCCGCTGGCCAGACCACGCTGGGTTACACTGCTGCGGACGTGCTGGCCAAGCTGATCACGGTGGACGGCGCGGGCTCAAACCTTGACGCGGACCTGCTGGACGGCGTGCAGGGGAGTTCTTACGCGCGTCTTGATCTGGCAAACACTTTCGCCGGAACAACTACATCAGACGCCCGCGTAGGCATGCGCCGGGGCGGGAACAACTACGAGTGGGGCCATCCGACTGCTGCTTACGTAGCAACCCTCGGAGCCGAAGCCGGAAGCGGCGCGCCCTTCTGGCTGGTCGGCGGTGAGGCTGGCACGACCTCGAATACGTATCGCACGCGCGGTATTCTCGCAGCGGGCGCGAGAGGAAATAATTTAGGAGGAATAATCTGGTTCACGTTGACGAACAGCAACGCTGACAACCAGTCGCCGACCGACCGGATGACGCTGCTTGCATCGGGAGAACTTCAGCTCACGGACGTTGGCCCGACATCAACGCTCGCTGGCGGCACAAAAGCCGTCGTCCGTAACCGTCAGGACAGCTCCTATACGCTCGTGCTGGCAGACGCCGGTAAAAGCATTGTGGGCTACGGCAGCACTGCATCACAGACGTGGACTATCCCGGCTAACGGCTCGGTCGCCTACCCAATCGGCACGAGCATAACCTTCATTAATTTGCGTTCCGTCTCGTGTTCGGTCGCCTGCACCACCGACACGATGTATCTCGCCGGAGCTGGCACGACAGGCACACGCACGCTCGCCTCTTATGGCTGGTGCACAGCGGTAAAAACCGACACGACCAACTGGATCATCGGCGGTACGGGCCTCACATGACAGGCATCATGCAGGCCATTATCGGGTCTCTCAGCGGCGACCGGATTACCCTGTCGGGCGTCGGCGTATCTTCGACCGGCACCGGAACACAGACAGCCACATACACGCTGGAAAGCGACGGCGATGTCATCACGGCCACAACGCCCGGCGGCTCGGTAGATGCGGGTGACTGGATCGTGCCTAAAGCGTCGGCGCCAAGCGATTACGAGGTACGCGCGACACTTGTGTCGGGCACGTTGTCTACAGGCACCACCGGGTCATGGCTTGCTCTCAGCAGTAACCGAACCTGGACGCTGCAACAGGTCGTCGTCGGAACAGCCACGCAAGTCACGTTGACCATTGAAATCCGCAAAGGCTCAGGCGTAGCCCTCGCCAGTGCTACCGTAACCCTCGACGCCCAACGCACATCATAGGAGCTACCCATGACCATCCCCACAGAAATCCTCGCGTTCGCGCGCGGCATGCGGACGTTTATGTCCGAAGCACGAGTTCATGCCGAAACGCTTACACGCATGAGCGAACAGGCCAGCGGTGTCGAAGCGGTAGGACATGCCGCGCTCGCGTCAGAGCTGGAGCAGGTCGGCAAGGTGCTTGGCAATTACATGCCGCGCGTCATGAAACACGTCGGCGAAATCACTCCGCCAACGGAGGAAACACCGCAGGCGGTGATCGACCTGATGCGCGAAAACGAACCGCACGGAGAAGCACGAGAGCGTCTGTGGGCGCTGTTCCGCGAGGCGCAAAGCCTGATTGCGGACAACGGCCAGAACCTGCCAATGCCTACGTCCGAACATTACATGCTCTTCGCCCGCCTGTATCCGCACCTCGGATGGCTGGCACGTTCGGGCGCCGTCGAAATCATCTAACCTGCGGGGGCGGGCATGGCAGATGAATATCACCGCGTCTTCGTCCGCATGGACGGAGAGGAGAAACACATCCTGATCCATACCACCGATCTGAAACACGGGCTTCAATCCATGTGGCTGAGCGACATGGATAAAGGCTGGACGCTGCTCGAAAGCCGCCTGCCTGCCTTGATGGCGGCGGCGATGGAGCGTCACGAGAGCGACAAGGCGAGGGCATTGGCGCAGGCCACGGCTGAATACCTTGAGCGAAACCCTCCGGCCCCGGTTAATCCGCTCAAGGATTTTATTGCTCGCAACTATGTCTGGGTGGCTGTCATCGTCATGCTCGTGATGGTATTGCGCCCCGATCTGGTGAAACATGTCGGCATGTTTCTGTTCTAGGGGCTGATCATGTCATTGCCATTTCTAAGGGCTGAGAGCGAGGAAACCGCTACTCAGGCGGCGGCGTTTATTGCCGTGTGCATCATCACGCTGGGCCTTGCGACCATGAACGTCATGGGCGTTCTGGCAGGCTCGCAGGGCTCGTCCGTGGGACAGTGGGTGATCCGCATCTCGCTTGCGGTCATTGTGTGCGGAGCAGAACTGCTCGGCGCGGTGATACTGGTGCGCGTCATGCTCGCACCGAACCGGCTCCGCAAGATTGTCGGTTCACTGATTTTCCTCGGGGTGGCGTGGGCGTGCATTCAAAACGGCAAGCGCGCCGTGCATCTGATCTACCCGGAATTCTCTGAAAGCAGCGCCCTTCTGGAGGCGAAGGCGGGCATTGCCGGAGAGGAAGCCGCCCTCGTGTCCGAAGCGCGCGGCAAGGCGATTGACGCCACGCCGGAAGAGCTGGCGCGTGTACGGGAAGGCATCGCCGCGCTGAAGGCCGAACAGCAGCTGATGGCGTCTCAGTCGCCGGAGAAAATCAAAGAGGCGCAGAGCCTGCTGATCGCGCAGGGCAAATATTTTGGTCAGGTGGACGGCATACGACGTGAACTGACGGAAGCCGCAATGCGTTCGCGCGGCGAGGAGATTGCGCGTGAGCTGACGAACCTCGGCCTGCGCGAAGAAGCCCTTGCGGCTGGCGCAGTGACGGCAGCGGCAGGTGTAGCGGCGGGCATCAATCCAGCGGTCACACAGGCCGATCTGGCAGACCGGGCACGTAAGGCGCGCGAGGCAACGATCTGGCTGGAGATTATGCTCTGGGTTTTCGAGGCGGCGCGCTCGTTTGGCCTGTGGGCACTTGTGACGACGATTACCGCGAGGCGCAGGGCGCAACCTTCTGAGAGCCTGTCTGATGACCTGCCCGCCGGTCACGCGCGCTGGGAGGGGCCTGAGAGCGAGCTGGAGGCTATGCTCGACGCGATGCGCGTGCATGAAAACATCAAGGCTGGCGCCAAGAAGGGCGCGACGACGAGGCGGCGCGGCAACAAGATTGAGGCTTCGAATAGCTACTACCGGGACAAAATTGCTGACTGGATGACGGATCATAACCGGGGTGTGCCGACGGTCACGATTGCGACCGGGGCTGGCATGACGGTCGCTCAGATGCGGACAACGTACGGCCCGCACATGACGGTCGAGGAGCACGACGCGCTGTTTTTCTCGGACATACTGGCCGATCTGGACGCCATGTCTGACACGCCCGAAACCGAACCGGCGCCGGTTGCAGAAACTCCCGAACCGGACAACACTCCGCCTGCGGAGGATGCACCGCCGGAGGCGCTGAAGAACGGCGCGCTGGCGATCTGGAAAGAAGCACCGCCGCCCGTTGTGGGCGACGAGGATGAAGGGGCAAAACGTGACGGGCTGGTTTGAGACATCGCAGGCAGGCATCGATCTGATTAAACGGTTCGAAGGGTGCGAAAAGCGCCTGCCGAACGGCTTCCTCGCAGCGTACAAAAAGGCGGGCGATCCGTGGACAATCGGATGGGGGCAGACCGGGCGGATGCCGGACGGACGCCCGGTGGTGGACGGACTGATTGTTTCGCAGGAGGAGGCCGACGCCGCTCTGCTGTGGTTCGTCCGCAATGTTGTGGACCCGCTGACCAGAAAGCATTTCAATGCCCAGACGCAGGCAGAATTCGACGCGCTGGCAAGCTGGGTTTACAATCTCGATCACGGCAAGCTGGAAGCAGGCAGATATTCGCTGCCGCAGCTGATCAACATCCGGGACCGGGACATTGACGCGGTCATTGCCAAATGGGTGCAGTACGTCAACCCGGGTACGATATTCGAGCAAGGGCTCTACAGGCGCCGTCTGGCGGAGGTTTGCCTGTTTTTCGGCCTGCCGTGGCATTTTGCGCTGAGCGCCGTCCTGCGACGCTCTGGGGGCGTTATCGTGGACAGGACGGACCCGTGGTACGTGCTCGAAATGGCAGAGGCAGCTGTGCCGGTCTACAGCGAGCCTGATCCGCCAAAACCTGCCGCGCCCGTCATCCCGGTCGAGGTGGCTCCGCTGCCGCCGGTCGCTCCCAAGGTGGACACGGCCCTGCCGCCAAAAAAAATGGAGGACAGCGACACGCACAGGGGACTGTCGAAAGCCGAAAGCGGCAAGGAGACCGCCATCGTCGGCGGCGTGCTGACAGGGCTTGGTGCAATGCTCCCGAATATTCAGGCGATCACGTCTTACCTCTCGCAATTCGACAGCGGCACGATCCTCGCCGCGCTCAGCGTGATCGGCGTCGGCGTTGTCGGCGTGGGTGCATGGCGCTGGTGGCGCGGTCGGATCATTGCCTACGAGGCGCGCCAGACCTCGACGCAGGCGAAAGTCTGATGCCCCAGAACAGCCCATATCGCAGAACCGTGGGGAAGCCTCGACCCGACACGGTGCGGGCTGACGGCTCGCTGAAAGGGCGCGGCTATCTCGGCCCGCTCAAAAACGCAGCAGGCCAGAGCATGACCGAGTACAGCATCGGCGTAGGCATCGACGGCCAAGAGACGGAAATCCCGACAATGGTCCCGACGCTGGCGCCCGGTGAAATCGAATACCTGCTCCAGATGCAGGACGGCATGCAGGTGCCGCAGGGCATCCAGCAGAAGGCGGTGGATCACGCGCTGATGCGGATGCGGCAGGGCTTGTCGCCGTTTCACGACAGCGGCCCAAATCACACAATAAGGCGATACTGATGCCCCCCCCTTTTTATGCTTTTTGGTTGTGGCTCAAGGCAAACCCGGCGGCGCAGTGGGCGGCGGGGATTGGCGCAGCCTACGTGCTTTTCCGCATCTGGCTTGCCCGTAAGATCGGCGCTGCCCGGCAAGAGGCAGCAACCGAAGCCCGTGAAGAAGTCATCCAGCAAATAGAGGAACAGACCGACGATGCCATCCAACGTGTTGAAGACGAGCGTGCTGCTACTCGCGCTCTCAATGAGCAGCAGCTGCTCGACCTCGCCGCCAAAAGTCCGCACAACAGAGGCCGCCTGCGAGATACTGCGCCCGATTGACTTCTATTTGTGCCGCGACGGCCTGCCGGAAAACGAACGCAATGAATGCGACACAGAGCGCACTGTGCTGGCCGTGGACGCCTTCAACCGTGATCTGGCTGCGTTATGCCCGCCCGCATAACCCGGTCTGCACGGCCCGCCCAGAGCCCGCACAAGCCGGGTTTCCCGATCCGCAAGCCTTCACTGGTCACGGCGGCTGATGCTGCGACGGTCGCGCCGATCAACGCAGGCCGCGTCAGGGCGCACTACGTGGGCCGGTTCGGCTATCACGCGATCTGGTGGGCGCAAAAGGTAGCGTTTTCCGCGCTGCTGCTGACGGCGATCTGGGGGGGGTTCGCGATCCACCGGACGCTCGCGCTGGCAGAGGTGGGCGAACTGACCTGCTCGGACACCTCAAGCCTGATGTGGGTGCGCGATACCCCAGACAGCAATGTGCCGGTCCTCAATGACGAAGTGATGCTGCGATGCGCAAGGGCCTACCGCCCCTTTGAATAGACAAGCCCCGCCGGAGCGATCCAGCGGGGCTTTTCATTTGGGGGTAGTAACTTCGCGAAGTTCTTACCCTTGACCTGTCGCTAATTTCTTCAGGCGATAATAGGCGCTGGTCCTGGGGCCTCCGCCCTGATCCCAACGCCGGAGCAGATCGGCGGCCTGCTCCGGCGTGAACGGGATTGGCGGGGTCGGATTGTGATTGGTCATGGTTCGTTTCCTTTCAATGCGGCAGGGCTGGTCAGTTAGAAGGGGATTTGATCCCATGACGGGCAATCGATTTTTGGCTCGCCATCGTATGCGTCGTCTTCGTCTTCCGGGTGGCGCTGCGGCGGACCCGCGTAATGCGGATTACGATACCAGACGTCACGGTCGCTTAGTATCCAGGCGTGATCCGCAAGAGCAGCGCCTTTATCGTAAGTGACGTAGCGATCAATCTCTGCGTCAGAAGCGTAGGTGAAACCTTCGTCGTCGGGGTGGATCATTGTGTGTTTCCTCTGTTGAGAACTAATATCTAGGATATCCGAGACAGCATGTAAACCCCGAAAAACAGAAAAGGATGCATTGCTCTCTAGGATATCCAATGCTAGCAAATCGGCCTATTCTGGAGACCGACCATGCGAAAAACGTCTGAGGCGCAGCTGCGCGCTGTCCGTAAATACGATGCTACGAGGCCGAAGCGGCCTGTCAGTTTTCGTCTGGACGAGGACGAGATGGCCCAGCTCGACCGGGCGCGCGGAGAGCGGTCTCGCGCAGATTACGCGCTAAGCCTCGTCCTCGACGCTGTCAGGCGCTGACGCATAGGGCGTAAAAATCCGCACAGTCGTGCGCTCGTCTGCGTCAATCAGCATGAGCGTGCCTTTGTGCGGGGCATCCTTTGCGAGAGCTGCGCGGGCGAACTCAACGAGCTGCTCGCGCGTCCAATCAACATGTGAAAGCGTGTTGTCAGCGTTGGCGACAATGCGCGATCCAAAAGCGATCACTTGCATATCCGCCTCCAGTCTCTCGACCCTATCCAGCAGTTCCGGCAGCGCGTTGATCGCGGCGACAATGAGGGCGGCGTCATGTGCTGGTTGTTCATACCATCCTTGCCACGGTTGTTGTGGTCCGCAACGCGCAATGATCGCGCCGATCATATTTGCGTCAGGCCAGATCGACATCGGGCCTTGAGCGTCACCCAATTCGTTGTGGCCGACATACCACGGCCCCGGCGTTGCGGCGGCAAGCAGTTTCTTCAGGTCTTCCATGTCACTTCTCCATTGAATTTCCGTGATCCAGCAAAGCCCCTGCCAGCAATAGGCCGGTGCTTGCCTTCAGCCTTCTTCTGTGCACGCCTGTCTGCCTGCGTTTTGCCTTGCTCGATGCGGCGGACCTTGGCGCGATCTGGGGCCTCTGCGCTTGTCTTAGGCTTGCTGCATTCGGACAGCCAAAGGGCGCGGTTTTCCAGTTCGTTCTTGCCGCCAGAAAAGAGGCTGTTCAGGTGTTCGTCCGTCACCAGCTTTGGCTTGGTAAAATCCAGCCGCTGCTTGCATCCACATCCGCACAGGCAGTCCTGCTTGATGATGAGGAAGCCGAACTCGCGACGGGTGAGGGGGCGGCGTTTTTCGGTCATTTGCGGCCTCGCTTTGAAAGAGCGCTTCCCAGCTTGACGGGGAGGGCAATCAGCACGATGGCGGCACCCGCCACGAGGGCCGGACCCCAAAACGCGGGCCAGAAAAGCGTAGACAGAACGCCGAAGAACAGGACGGCCCACCCAGATTCCTCGGGGCTGTCTTTGCCAGCAAACAAGAACCCCATGAGCGCGGAATAGATGCACAGCGTAAACGCGCTGATAGCTATGTATTGCCACGAAGTCGGGTTATCCATCAGCCAGTTGAACTGCGCGATAACTTCTTGCATTACACCTCCTCCCTCAGATTCACGCCATGCCGTTCGGCAAAGCCCTCAATGATTTCCTGAAGCAACGTATGCTCCTGCTTTCCCAGCTTCGACGTGCTGCGCCCGATGGGGATCATCCCTCCGTCCTCTGACGGCATGAACCGGCCACCGTTCAGCAGATGGACAAAGTGGTCCTTCCAGTCCTCGGGGCTGTAGCGTTGCCCATGCCACACAAGCTGCGTGCTGATGGCTGTCAAAAGCACCCACATCCGCGAATTCTGATCCACCGTCCGCTTCGGCTCCTGAAACACGATCCGCCATCCCGTAGGGAGCGCCAGCAGCTTCTGCGCCAGCGTCTCCCGGTTGCCTTTGTGGATCACGAACTCGTAGCGCGACATCACACCAGCGCCTTCAGTTCATCGCGCCGGCGCTTGTAGGCGCCCCGCAGGCTCTCGTGCATGTCTTCCGGCAGGTTGTCCCGGTCGTCGGCGCTGATTTCCAGCCAGCCTTCCATATCGTCCAGCGTGCTGCAATTTGCCAGCATACGGGACAGGCGTTCATAGGCTTCCTTGATTTCCTTGTTTGTTTTGCCGTTGGCGTCCAGCGGGGCAACCGACACTGTAGGCACGTGACGCGGGGCAGCCTTGGCCGCTGCATTGCCGTCGTCGTCCTCTGGCGCGATGCCGGTCAGGCTTTCAAGGCCAATGCGTTTGGCGTAGGTCGTCGCTGATTTATAGCCTTGCATGTCCTGCTTGCCGATAATCAGCGGCACGTCACAAGCAATCTGGGTGTCACTGTCGCCATGTGCCAGGACTGTCCGCATGACGCGCTCCCCGTCTATGCTGGCAGGGACATGGTAAAACGCAATCCCGTGTGAATTAAGCGGGCCAGATACGGCAGACACTACGTCAGCCAGATCGGCATAGCGTGACTTAAAAGCCGGGTTCGTGCTGCCCTTTTTAACTCCGCCCATTTCGGTCTGAGCGGCGGCAAGGGCGACGTGTATGTTTTTATGCTGGGTCATTTTGTGTGTCCTCAATTGTCGGCCTGACGCAGGCCATGATCCGTTCCTCGCGCGCGATCCGTTCGGCGCGTATTTCTGCCCATGCCAGCGACATCCGGCGGCGCTGGGCGTTCTCGATTTCGTCGAGCAGGGCTTTTAGCCTGGCTGTCTCGTGCGGGTGCTCAACGATCATGCGTCGTCCTCCAGCAGCTTGCCTTCTAAATCCTCGATTGCCTCGGCCTCGGTGCGCCCAAAGCCCACAACGTTGTCCGGCCCCATGTCGTCCTCGCCTACGATGTAAGCGGTCCAGCCGGGGAGGTTCGGGTATTCGTTTTTGCGGGCGTAAAGTTCGCGGCTCATGCCAGCCCCCGCGTCATGCGATAGCAGATTTCCTCTGCCACGCTGTCCATACGCTCGCGATAGTGCAGCGCGTTTTCGCGGTGATCTGCATCAACAGCGCGAGCGTATGCCTGCGAGTGATTTGTCAGCCATGTCACCAGCTGGTCAGGGCGCGCGGTGCTGAGCGTGACGGTTGGCAGGGAAGCGCGTGCGGCGTCGATGGCGGCGTCTTCGGGGTGGGGCTGGTGCCAGGGGCGCATTATACAGTCTCCTCGGTTGTTGCTGGTTTCATGATGGAAAAATCGGCGACCGCGCGGCGCGCAATTTCAGCGGCTTGGGCGGGCGTAATATGGACAGTCAGGCTCTCGCTGTCGCGCGGGTAGACAGTCGTCGAGCGCACATCGACGAGATACCATGCAGACGAGCGGCGCTCGACGTAAACGCAGGTTGATTTCGCCTCGTACTTGTAAGCGCGGGCTGACGGTCCTTCGGGGATGTACGATGCCTTGGCACCAGACCGATCTGCCTTGGGCAGCATCGACAGACGCTTTTCAGCGCGCTCGGTGACACGTTGCACGTCCATAGCAGACCCAATTGTAAAACTGCTGGCTCGGCCATTGACACGGTCTAGCTCGGCGCGGATCGCGTCGTAGTTGGATGGGATGATCTTGATCGGTTTCATGGGCTTCATGACAGTGTTTCCTCGTCTGACTAAATTGTAAAATTAAACAGCGGCGGTCAGGTACGCAGCGCGCGCCAATTCCCACGCTTCGTTCCACACGGCGGTGTCCTCGTCGTTGTCTAGGTCCATGTCCCAACCGATCTCAGTGTTGAAAGCGTCGAACATTACCATGTTGGCATCGCAGAAATCGTGGCTTGCGCAAAACCGGGCGTATTCTTCGGTGGCGTTGCGTGCGCAGACTTCAGCGTAATCGTCATCGCCAATCTCGTCACGGAGCGCGTCTGCAAACGACAGGGCAAGGCGGGCAACAGCTGCGGCGCGGTACTCAGGGTTGCTCAAGTAGGTCGGCGGGTTGGTCATGTCGGTGTCTCCTCGTCTGATGACTTGTTATGGCATAGGTGTTTCACGCCCGCAACAGAAAAATGTGCCTTGCACGAAACATTTTTTGTTTTATTGTGCGCGGCATGAAACAGCACATGACTTTTGATGAATGGTGCGAGCAGGACGGGCGCGGCCCCTCGGCTCTGGCGAGGGCTTTAGGTGTCAGCAGGACGACCCTGTGGCGGCTGCGGGTTGGCGACCACGCCATCCTGCCCCACACTGCCCGCCAGATCGATCTGGCGACCGGGGGCAAGGTGCGCGCTGCTCAGCTGCTGGGGCTCGACACATGAAACAGGACAACGACTGGGGGCTCTTCTGGGCGATTGTAACGTGGATCACTGTAGCACTGACGGCGGGGCTGTGGAGAGCATGAGATACGGTTCAGTCTGCTCTGGTATCGAAGCCGCTTCCGTCGCGTGGGAGCCTCTCGGCTGGCGGGCCTCGTTCTTGTCCGAGATCGAGCCCTTCCCGCGCGCCGTCCTTTCACATCATTACCCGGAGACCCCGCTTCATGGCGATTTCACGACGATCCGCAAAGACCAATACCAGGCAATCGACCTTCTGGTCGGAGGAACACCTTGCCAGTCTTTCAGTATCGCAGGCCTCAGAGGCGGACTGGCAGACGACCGTGGTAACCTGGCGCTCGAATATCTTAGGCTGGCTGACCGCCTGCGCCCCAGATGGCTGGTATGGGAGAACGTTCCCGGCGTCCTGTCATCGGCTGGCGGACGGGACTTTGGTGCCATACTCGGGGGCATGGTCGAGCTCGGGTATGGCCTCGCCTACCGAGTGCTTGACGCTCAGTACGTCCGAGTGGACGGCTTTGGACGGGCTGTCCCTCAAAGACGACGGCGTGTCTTCGCTGTCGGACATCTTGGAGACTGGCGACGTGCCGCAGCGGTATTATTTGAGCGAGAAAGCCTGTCAGGGCATTCTGCGCCGCGCCGCCAAGCGAGGCAAGGAGTTGCCGCCTGCATTACAGCGGGCTTTGGAACAGGTAGCGAAATGCACCCCGAAGGAGACATGAGCGGTCTGGTGCCGTCATGGCCCGCACAGGTGGCCCCGACCCTTAACGCGAAATTCGGCGACAAGATGGGCCTTGAGGACCAGCACGCCCTGAACGGCGCCGGGATGTTCGTGCCTGAAACCTTCGGCACGTTGACCACCAGGTCGATCTCCGCAATGGGCGCCCGCGATGTTGAGGAAGGCGTTCTCGTGCCAGAGGTTTCCTACACCCTCAATGCAGGCGGGCAGGCGCGCATGGACATCGGGAACGAGACCGTTGTTCCGGTAGCCTTTGACATGGCGCAGATCACCAACAAGGCAAACCGCACCCGGGTTGAAGCAGGCCTGCCAGCGTCAACACTGAACGCGGCCGGGCAGATGCACGTCGCCTACGGATGGCGCGTCCGCCGCCTTACCCCGACTGAGTGCGAGCGGCTTCAGGGTTTCCCGGATGGCTATACTGCAATTTCTTATCGCAACAAAACTGCGGACGATTGCCCTGACGGTCCACGCTACAAAGCCTTGGGCAACAGCATGGCCGTCAACGCCATGCGGTGGATCGGGCAGCGCATTGAGATGGTGGACGCAATGGAGACGGCACATGGGTGACCAGATTGACCTTGAGGATTGGCTATCGCGCCAGCCTAGCCCGCAGATTGGCGGCGAGACCTACGTGCCCAGCCTCGACCGGGAACGCCTTGGCGAGCAATACCTGCGCGTCTGGGATTTGATGATCGATGGCCAATGGCGCAGCCTGCGCCAGATCGCCGACAGCACGGGCGACCCGGAAGCCAGCATATCGGCCCGCCTGCGCGATGTGCGAAAGGACTGGGGCGAGGAGGCCATGCAGGCCCGCCGGGTGCCAGGCATTGATGGTCGGCGCGGGCACTGGCAGTACCGGATCAGGCTGGAGCAGCCGTCGTGAACAATTGTGAAGGTTGCCAGATTGTGACGCCTGGTTCATAAAGTGAGCGGGCGGGTCCGTGACAAGCGGCCCGCCCAAGACAACCCGCGAAGACGTTGGAGGACGTGCGGCATGCCTGAGACCCTATTACCGTCTGTTTTTGTCGTGCGCAATACGCCGCGATACATCACGCTACCGTTCCGCACATCTCCATACACGTCCACGGGTGACCGCGATGTCGCGTAAACTCGTCACGCTCGTGTATGAACGCCGCATCGGTTCGATGATGCGAAAGGCCGTCCTGGCCTACATGGCAGATCGCGCCAATGACGACGGGACCGGCATCTGGGTTTCGAAAAAACGGATCGCCCGCGAGATTGAGGCCAGCCGCAGCGGCGTCATTGTTGTCATCAAAAGCCTGGTTGCAGACGGAATTTTGCTCGACAACGGAATAATTAACGGTCGCTCGACGCACGATTATACAATCGACGTTAGGACGTTGCGCAACTTGCCGGTGGCAAATGAGGACGATCAGGGGTGTGCAGAAATAGACACCCCCCCTGTCCAGAAAACGACAGGGGGTGTCCACCCGGTAGACAGGGGGTGTCCACCCGATAGACACGAACCGTCCTTTAACCGTCCATTAACATACGGCGAACAGGCCGAAGCGAAGCGCCTTGCCGAACAGACCCTCAGCGCCATGAAGGCGCAGGGTCTGTCGTCTCCGGCGGGGAGGGAGGTAATGGCCGCGCTGATCGGCCTGCACAAGCGCGGCAAGGTCAGCCTGCGCGAAATCGATGAATTCAAAGCGGCTGTTCGGGGGTGTGCAGACGGCGGGCTCGTCCTGTCGGCCACCTACGCGCCGCCTGCCCCAATCGCAGACATCCTGACACCAACAAACGAGGAAACATGACGTGACGATATTGACTATACACACCCAGCCGGGGCGCAGGCAAATGGCAGAGGTTTGCGCCTCGACCGGCCTGACCCGCGATCAGCTGCGGGGCTGGCAAAAAACCCGCGACCGAGCACAAGCTCGACAGCAGCTGTTTTTCCGGCTGGTCGTGATCGAGGGCTGGAGCCTGCAACAGGCTGGCCAGCAGGCCCGCAAGCATCACACCACCGTGCTTTACGGCTACCGAACGCTGGCACACCGCTGCCTCGGCACGCCGATCCGCGCTCGCAGGGAGGCCATTGTCGAGGCCTGGCAGGGCCTGCTGGTGGCATTGGAATTCGGGCGCCTGTGCTGGGCGTCAGATAGCATCATGGAGGAAGCAGCATGAATACAGCATCAATAGCGGGGCTGAGCCCCAAGGCTAAACCGACAGCAGAGATTATCGCGCGCGCCTGCGAACGGTACGGTTTCGGCTGTCAATTCGGGACGGCCAACAAGCACCCGTACGCCGAAATCACCGTGAACCGGCAGACCCGGAAAATCTATTTTTCCAGCACGCCATCCGATTACCGGAGCAGGCTGAATACGATTAGCGACCTAAAGAAAACGGCCCGCGCGCTGGGCTGGGAGCCGAACGCAAACATTAACGAGGACGAGGACACCGACATGACGCAGACCGTAAAATCACTGGCAGACCTGCCACGCCTGGGCGAGCCCGGCTGCCCGCCGCCGCCGGACCAGTGGGCTGGCAAACCGATCAGGGGCCGGATCAGGCACCCAGACTTGTTGGCGGCGTACGCGAAGCGAAACAGGTGGATCATGGAACAGCATCACGCAGGCATGAAACACAACGAAATACTGGGACATCTGCGGACGGCAGGTTGGGACATTACCAGCAGCGGGGCGGTAGACATGGTCGTGTTCAAGGAAAAGAACGGCAAATATTCCAACGAGGAGGAACGCTACACAAATTACGCCGAGCAGCTGACTAACACGGACATGCCAAGGCTCCCAAGGCTCAGCACAACAAAGCGTCACGAGCGCGAGCTGACAGAAGCAGCGACCGACACGTCGTTTATATCGTCACGTCCGTTTGTGACCATGACGCCCGCGCCAGCGTCAGAGGGGCTTGACCCGCTTGTGCTAGCCATCGCAACCGTCATTGCTCCGCTGATCCGCGAGCAGCTTGCGCAGCAGGCAAAACAGATGGAGACGTACAAGGCCAAGGCGGACAAATGGGACGCCATTGCCGGGCTCGTGAGGGACGACACATGAAGCTGGAAACCTGTCGCGGCGGCTGGCATCCATTCCGGCACGATGTGGAGGAGCGTCCGCAAGGCCCTGAAGGGGGGCAGGGCGTCATGGTCACGCGCGTCCACACCCAGTGCCGTTTTTGCGGCCAGCGGTTGGCGAGCAGGACGAAGCGTGTCATCCCGCAGGAGGATTACATTCGGGGCGCCAGATGAGCTATTACGCATTTACCGCGAGGCATGAGCCGAAAGCGGCAGCAGAACTGCGGGAGGCCGGATTTCCGGCCTTCTGCCTCATGCGTCTGGACCGGCGGCGAGTGCATCGTCACCGGGCCAAGGGGCCAGCAGCGACAAAGCAAAAACCCGTCGTCGCCTTGCGCGGCTACGTTTTTGCGGCTGTGGATCGCCCGCACCTCGTTCAGCACATGACGCATGTAGGCCAGGCCGTGCGGTTCTGCGGGCAATGGCAACCTATACCAGAACGCGAAATGCAATGGCTGCTGCAACCGCCGGGCGACCTGTTCCATTGTACGGAGATACCCCGGTTCATGAACCGCCCCGAACCGCCAATCGTAAAACGGGGCGACATAGTGCGATTACGGCTCGCCTCTGAGCAGCATGACCTGCCGGTACTGAGCGTGGACGGCGCCATGCTGGTGGTCGCCATTCGCATGCTGGGCCGCGAGATCAGGACGCGGGTGCCGGTCGATCAGGTCGAGCTGGCCGCTTGACTTTGCCAACGAACGACATCAACGCTCTGCCTGCCTGATCTGGACCCGCACGCAGCCCGTAGGGCCGAGCCGCGCAGATCACGCCAGGGGTGGGGCCTACGCGCAGCAAACGCGCCTCCGCACCCCGAGTGCTGCTGCATTGCCTGTCGATGAGCGCGCGCACAGTTTTTGTCCTCGCAAAACTGCTGGCCGACCCACAAGCCGCGCGCGCTCTTCAACACGCAACACGGAGCCCACAATGACCGACACCCCTGCCGAAGTCGAAGCCGCCCGCGCACTGGTCGCGGCTTACGACGCCCTGAATTCACCGGACCATGCAGCAGACGCCCAGCGCCTGCGCGAGCTGTCCATCAGTGTTGCCGGGCGCGTCGAGGCCTACGCAGCTGCGCAGGCTGCATTGCACGCTGCCAACGCAGGCGCCTGTGCCAGCGGCGTTGCACCGGCTGACAACACTCAGGCCGAGCGGATGTTCATTGGCCCCTACAGCGGCTGGGAAAAGGGCGTGCAGGGCGATCTGGAGGACCACGGTGTGGTCGATCTGACCGACCTGACGCACAGCTACGCCGACGACGACGAGCATCAGACAGCCCGCGCCAATGGCGCTGACAGCAACGCATAGGAGGCCCAGATGGCACAGATTAACGCTCCCGACACCGACACCATCGGCAACATCCTCGGCGGCATTGCGCTGGCATTCCTGCTCGACCGGGTGGCAATGAGCGGCGCAGTCACAAACACCCTGCCAGCCGAATTCGTTGCAGTCGTCGGCTACATCATTTTCGCCGGAGCGGCCTACTACGGCTATCGGCAGCTGAAGAAGCTCAACTGATGTTTCTTGCCGCTATCCTCGCCTGCCTCGGCCTCGGTTTTTTCATCGCCATTGCCAGCGTCACATGGCCGGAAAACTGAAAACCGAACGCGAGCGCCTAGAGGACGAGCTGATCCGCACAGACAGGACGCTGGCTCTGGATCGCAGGGAGCTGGCTGCATGGCAGGCTCAGGTCGATGCACTGGTCGAACATAGGCTGCGCATTGAACGCAAGCTGAGCGCGCTCGAGACAAAATGACCAATCTGACCGCTCAAACCGGCAGGAGGACCAGTTGAATAAACAAAGGGAAAATAAACCGCCCAGGAGCCGGGGTCGCCCAAAGGGCTCGCCGAACAAAACTACCGCGCTGCTGAAGGACGCCATCCTGCAAGCAGCTGAAAAGGCAGGCGGAAAGGGCGGCACAATTGCCTACCTGACGACGCAGGCAAAGGACAACCCGGTCGCATTCATGGGCATGCTGGGCAAAGTGCTGCCAATGCAGGTCCAGGGCGCAGGCCCGACCGGCGAGCATGTGGTAGTGGTGCGCGTCGAGTATGTTGATTGAGCAGCCTTGGCGCATCTCGCGCACGTACGAACCGCTCAATCGCCCATCGCGCTACAAGGCGCTGTACGGCGGGCGCGGCGGCGGCAAGTCGCACCATTTTGCAGAGCGGCTGATCCTGCGATGCTCCGAAGCCAAGATCAGGGCAGCATGCATCCGCGAGGTTCAAGTCACGATCCGTGACAGCGTGCGCCAGCTGCTTATCGACAAAATACAGAAGTTCGGTTTCGGGCACCTGTTCGAAGTTCACGCGAACGAAATTCGCGGCCACAACGGCTCGCTGATCGTTTTCAAGGGCATGCAAAGCTTCAACGCGGAGAACATCAAATCGCTTGAGGACTTCGATCTGGCATGGGTCGAGGAGGCCCAGACGCTAAGTGAGAAATCCCTGCGCCTGCTTCGCCCGACGATCCGCAAGGAGGGCAGCGAAATCTGGTTCAGCTGGAACCCGAGATACGAGAACGACGCCATAGACGATTTTCTCCGGGGAGCGAGCCCGCCTGAAGATGCCGTCGTCCTGAAAGTGAACCTGGAGCAGAACCCTTTCGCGACATCTGTGCTGCTCAAAGAGCGCGACGAGGACTATGCGCGCGACCCTGAAATGGCTCGCCACGTGTGGGGCGGTGATTACGAGATTGTCTCTGAAGGCGCCTACTACGCGCGCCTGATCACGAAGGCCGAAGACGAAGGGCGCATCGGCAATTTCCCACACGACCCGGCAATGCCTGTCCGCACCGCGTGGGACATCGGGGTCGATGACTATACCGCGATCTGGTTCATTCAGGACGACGGCATCCATCACACCGCTGTGGACTATTACGAGGTGAGCGGACTGGGGGCAGAGGACATCGTCAGGCAGATCATGCCGGAGTTGCTCCCTGACCTACAGGAGCGCGCAGAACAGCGCCTGCTGCTCGACCGCAAGCACCCGTTCCGATACGCCGTCCACTACCTGCCGCACGACGTAGCGGTGCGAGAGTGGGGAGCAGGCGCCAGGACCAGAGCGCACACGCTCAACGGACTGGGCGTTAAACCTATCGATCCCGGCGTCAGGTCAGGGCCGGAAGACAGGATCAACGCAGCAAGGGCAATCCTGCCGCTGTTCAGGTTTCACCGCTCGCCGCGCGTCATGCTGGGCCTAAACCGGCTGAGACGCTACGCACGAAAACGAAATGACCAGATGAACATGTGGATGGGTCCAGAACATGGACCGCACAGCCACGGCGCAGATGCTTTTGGCGAGTACGCGGTCAATCGCGGTCGCCACCTGCTCGAAGCAGCTGCCCCAAAAATTATCCAGCCGCGCGGTTCGATCATCCTCGAAGGCGCACCCAAACCACAAAAGGCCCGGCTCAAAGTCTGATGGACGACAAGACGAACGATACGCTGCCAGAAGACGACAAGACATCGGCCACGTCGATGCTGGCGAAGCCGTGGGCGGAGCTGATCAACGATGCGCAGAAGGTGTTCGCGCCCTGGCACGACCGCTGCGACCGGGCGAAGGAAAACTACGCCAGCCTCAAGAAGCTGGCGAACGAAAACGGCTCGCGTGAAATGCAGCTCATGTACGCCAACATGGAAGTGCTGAAACCGACCATTTACGCGCGCAAGCCGATCCCGGTCTGCAAACCGCGCTTCACCGACCGCAAGCCGGTGCCGCGCGCTGCCTCAGAGCTGATCGAACGCTGCCTGCTCGCCTCGTTCGATGCAGAGCGTGTGCATGACCGCATGCTGGGCGTGCGCGACGATGTGGTCCTCTACGGGCGCGGCGTGATCTGGGCGCGGTACAAGACGGAAGGCGGTGAGGGCCAGACGCCCGACACCAAAGTGGGCGACGACACGTACGGCGAGGCCTTCGGCGAGTACGTCTGCTATGACCACATCAACCGGAAGGACTTCCTGCACGAGCCTGTGCGCGACTGGCTCGAGGTTGGCTGGGTTGCTCGCCGGGTATGGCTCACGGCGGAGAAGGGCCGGGCACGTTTCGGCGACCGCTGGAAAGGCGTCCACTATGTCAGTAGCGAGAACGACACTGACGACGAGTACAAAGTCGAGCGCAAGGCCGAAGTCTGGGAGCTGTGGCACAAGGGCAAAAACGTAGTCGTCTGGTTGCACCCAAAGGGCGAGGAGCTGCTCGACATGCGCGAGCCCTGGCTCACGCTGGACGGGTTTTTTCCATGCCCGAAACCGGCCTACGCCGTCTGCGAGCCCGAGACGCTGATCCCGGTGCCGGAATACTTGTTTTACCGCGATCAATTGGAAGAGGTGAACACGCTCACCGGGCGTATCGGGTCGCTGGCCGAAGCACTGCGGCTCAAAGGGTTCTACTCGGCTGGCGCGGAAGAAGTCGGCACGGCGGTCGAGAAAGCCTTTCAGTCCACGGACGATAACGCCATCCTGATCCCGGTTCCGACCGTCTCGGCCCTTGGTCAGGGGATGAAAGACGCGATCATGTGGATGCCACTGGTCGATGTGGCGAACACAATTCAGGCGCTGATCGCACTGCGCAAACAGGTGATCGAGGACATCTACCAGATCAGCGGCATCTCCGACATCATGCGCGGCGAGACGCAGGCCAGCGAGACGGCGACGGCGCAGAACATCAAGGCCCAGTTCGGCAGCGTGCGCGTGCGCTCACGTCAGGAGGAGATGATCCGCATCGCCGACGACCTGATGATGATCGCGGGCGAGATAATGGCGGAGAATTTCCAGCCGCAGACTATGGTGCAGATGGCGCAGATGGAAAAGCTGGTGCCCGCCCAGCTGATCCAGCAACACGAGGCCCTGAAGCGCCAGCAGGCTCAGCAGGCGCAGATGATGCAACAGGCACAGCAGCAGCCGCCACAACCCGGCCAGCCGCCTATGGCGCCGCCACAGATGCCGCCCCTGCCACAGCTGCCACCGCTGCCCCGTGAGGCCGTCGCAATTGAGGAAGTGTTCGGCCTGCTCCGCGACCAGAAGATGCGCCCGTTCGTCCTCCAGACCGCGAGCGACAGCACCATCCAGCCGAACGAGGACAACGAGAAGCAGCGCCGCAATGAATTCGCGCAGGCTGTCGGCAACCTGATGGTCTCTGCCGGTCCAATCGTGCAGGCAGCGCCGGAAGCGGCGACCCTTGTGGGCGAAATGCTGCGGTTCGTGTCAGGCGCTTACCGCGCCGGTCGCGACATGGAACAGACCATCGACGACTTCGTGGCGAAAGTCGCAGAGCGTGCCGCGCAGCCGCCGCAACCGCCGCCGCCTGATCCGAAGATTGAGTTGGCCAAGATGGACGCCGAAGACAAGAAGGCGGAGCGCGAGGCCAGGATGCAGGAGCGCCAGATGGCGATGCAGGCCAAGCAGCAGGAAGACGGGCTCAAGCGCCAGCAGGCGATGGAAGACCGCGCCATGAAGCAGGAAGACGCGCGCCTGAAGGCCGCTGAAGCCCAGCAAAAGGCGCAGAGCGACGCCATGATGAAAACGCTCGACCTGAAGCTCAAAGAGATCGACGTGGCCATGCGCCAGCTTGAGATTGTCGCGACCGCCGAACAGGCTGAGCAGACACGCCGGGTCGAGAGGGAGAAGGCAGAGCAGGACGAGTACCGCGAGGCAGAGCGCGGCATGATGAGTGAGCAGAAGGAACGTCAGGCAACGGAGCAGTCAGCGCGGCGCGAGCAGGCGCAGGAGAATGCGCTGTCGATGGTCGCTGAAGGGCTCGCAGCCATCGCAGACGCGCAGCGCACGCTGTCAGAAAGCCTGACACGTCCGAAAACGATCAAGTTCAATGAACAGGGAAGGCCGGTAGGTATCCAATGAGTAAGGGCAATACATTCGAGAATGACCTGCTGCTGCTGATTTTTAACGGCACCGGCATCGCCAACATCGCCGACAACGCAGCCTCGTCGCCGCTGACGAACCTGCAAGTGTCGCTGCACTCGTCTGATCCCGGCGAGGCCGGATCGCAGACAACGAACGAGGTTGCGTACACGTCCTATGCGCGTGTCGCGGTCGCTCGCTCTGGCGTCGGCTGGACGGTGTCCGGCAATACGGTGACGAACGCTGCGCTGATCCAATTTCCTCAGTGTACGGGATCGAGCGTCACCGCGACCCACTTCGCCATTGGCACGGCAGCGTCAGGTGCGGGCAAGATACTGTACAAGGGCGCGCTGAGTGCCTCGCTGGCCATCTCGTCCGGCATCCAGCCTCAATTCGGGGCCGGTGACCTCGACGGCACGGAAGACTGATGCCGATCATCATCCACTATCGATGCCCCGAATGCGGGATCGAAGTGCGCGCCGAAGAAGGCGAGGCGCACCGGGCATGCCTGTGCGTGGGTGAATACGAGGCAGTGATCGAAACGCCGCCGGAGCCAGAAGAATGACCGGGTTCCTCAATCACCGTGAGCTGATCGAGGCCGTCGAGGGCGGGCAAAGTACCGTGTTCGGGTTTCGCAAGGCGCCGACGCAAGTGACGGGAACCAATATTTGGTTCGACCTGTCGATGTCGCCGGGTAATCCGAACCCAAACTATTACGCCGCGTCCCCGCTTGTGTCCAAGCGGCTGGCGCAATCAAGCGATGGCGGCATCTTCCACGGAGCATCGCCTGGGATTGGCAGGACCAAGCACCTGCGCCGCCTGATGGCGCTGGTCTCGACGCCGACCACTGCTCTGCCGTTGCCCATGATCCTCTGCGATTACCTGCTGTATTATCCGTTCGTGGACATGAGCAGCACGGACGCGCAGATCATGACGCAATCGGAGAGCCTGACGCGGTACACGGACGGTGCCGGGGTCCAGATGATGGCGGTTGAGGTGGCATCGCAGATCGGCGGCGTACAGTTCAATGTGCAGTACACGAACAGCGCGGGTGTTGCTGGCCGGGTCACGCCGACCGTCCGGTGCAACACGCAAACGTCTGTGGGCACGATTATCACAACGGCAGCGGCCACAGCGGGATGTGCGGGGCCTTTCCTGCCCCTCCAGGCGGGCGACACCGGGGTGCGATCCATCGAGGCCTGCACGTTCCTGACGGGCGATGTGGGGCTGGTGTCGCTCGTGCTGGTGAAACCGCTCGCAACGCTCGGGGTCTATGACCTGCAAGCCCCTGCGGAAAAGGACTTCGCGCTGGATAATCCGGCAACCCTGCCTCGGATCGAGGACGACGCATACCTGAACCTGATCTGCTTACCATCGGGATCAATCGCGTCGGGGCAGATATTGGGCACAATCGAAACAGTTTGGAATTGAAATGGCTGGCTTTTCGTCTCTTGATAACCTGATCAGCAACGTCTCGAACAGCGGGAAATTCTTCCGTTCGGACTGGAACAAGAACCACGCGACCGCTGGTACGGTCGTCGCAGGTTCATGGCAATCGCTGCTGACCGGCGCAGGCAACCCGCCTGCCAACACGCTGGTCGGTTCGGGTGTCACGCTTGTCGAGAAGCCGCTGTACGATTTTCAGGCAACGCATGGCAGCATCCAGCACGGCGGCGCAGTCGCAGCGGCGTACACGGATTACAAGGTTCTCCTGAATGCCAGCGCGTACAGCGCAGCGGCGACAACGATGCCAGCGGTGGCAATGCTGTGCGATTTCATCAGCACGACGACGTTGACGAACGCAACGATCAGCACGACCGGCACGAAGACGCTGGCGAACACTGAGAACGTGACATTCTCGTCCTCGTCGGGCCTGCTGATGACGACCGTGAACGATTACGACACGTTCACGCCCGTCCGGTTCACGACAACGGGCGCGCTTCCTACGGGCCTTGCAATCAACACCACGTATTGGACAATTCGCGTCTCCGCGACGACATCCCGCCTTGCCACATCCCTGAGCAATGCCATTGCCAGCACAGCCATTGCGTTCACGGATGCGGGTTCGGGCACCAATACGCTGACGTTTTATAACCCGCGCTATGGTGACGGGGCAGGCGTGCAAGCCTTCCTCGTGGCCAGCACGGCGGGCACAGCGGGCACGACGACGTTCCAGCTGACCTACACCAACTCGGCTGGCACAGGTTCGCGGACGACACCGTCCAGCCCTGCGCTGCCGACGAACAATGCGACGGCGCCGATCTTCGGCATTCCGTACAGCGGGACAGGCTCGGGCAAGTTTGGCCCGTTCATGCCGCTGGCTGCGGGAGATGGCGGCATCCGGTCGATCCAGAACATTATTCTGGCATCGTCTGGTGTCACGGGCGGCGTCTACAACCTCGTGAAGGCTCGTCCGCTGATGACGCTGCCCATGACGACGCTGGGCGTAGCGGCAGAGCGCGATCTGGTGAACCAGTTGCCATCGATGCCGCGCATCTATGACGGGGCATGCCTTGGCTGGCTGATCTATGCCGGGTCGGCCATTCCGAACAACTCGGCGTTCTATGGTCACTTGGATTTCGGCTGGAGCTGATGGCGCTGCTCGGCAATTATACCCTCGCGTCAAAGTCTCCGGGCCGCTCGTTCGGGGGGAATTCGACAGCGCACGCTTCGGGGCTTGGGCAATTTACCCCGCAAGCCCCTTCGATGTGGAGCAATGCAGGGCCTAGACGAAACTTCGCCTTGCAAAACATGGCGACGACGGCGCGGGTGCTGACATCAAGGCCCGAAGGTTACGCGGGCGCAGGTTACATGCTGCCCATCGCATCGGGCGGGGTTTCCTCGCACAACGCTGCCAACGGCGTCACAGCGTGGTCAGGAGCCATTGTAGCGGGCCGCAATATCGCGGGCACGTTTGACGGGGTCGCGGCGTTCACGGGCACAGGCGCGCTCGTGGTGTCCGGTGTCGGTGCATTTGCCGGGGTGGGTGCATTCACCGGCAACGTCACGGCTGCGCTGAATGGCACAGCGGCGTTCGCGGGCATCGGAGCGTTCACCGGCACGCTGCTCGCGAGGGGCAACATGACCGGCCAGTTCGCTGGCGAAGCAACCTTCACCGGCACAAAGCGCGGGGCTGGTTTCCTGTCTGGCACGTTTGCCTCGGCGGTCATCCTCGAGGCGCAATCGTTCTCGACGTACCTGCTCGACGCGGAAGACATCGAAAGCGGGCTGACCCTTAGACAGGCGCTGCGCCTCGTGGCGGCGGCGACGGCGGGCAAGATCAGCGGCGGGGGGTCATCGACGGTGACGATCCGCAACGCGGTGGCTGACGGCGCAGACAGGATCGTGGCGACGGTGGACAGCCAGGGCAACCGAACAGCCATCACGTACACGCTGACATGAGCAACATTTTTCAAGCTGAATTCTGGAGGGCGCTGTATTTCCGCGCGATGGGCGGGCAGGCATCTGCCTCCAACCCGAACGCGATGTCCGGCACGTTTACCGGCGGAGCTGCATATCAGGCAGGGCTGACGGGCCTTGCCACGATGTCGGGCACGTTCGCAGGCTCGTCTGCGTACGAAGGCGCGCTGACCGGCCCGGCGCCGACCGGCAATGAGCTGGTGGGCACTTTCGCTGGATCGGCAAGCTTCACCGGCACGCTGATCCCGCAGGCGCAGGTCGTCGAAGCGTTCGACACGCACGACGGCAGGAAACGCCAGCAGGTCTATGACCAGGACACGCTGCGCGCACTGGCACGCGCTGAAGACGAGGCCGACAAGGCCCGGCAGGCCAAGGAACGCAAGAGTAAGCTCGACCTGCGCCGCATCCTGGGCCGCGCGCTGGGCGAGCCTGAACCGCCACCGCCCAAACCAATCGCCCCGCCGGTCGCAATTGTAGCGGCTCCAGAACCGCAACAACCCGCAACAAGCCGCAACAACCCGCAACAAGACGACGCGCTGGCCCTGAGACAGAAGGAAGACGACGATGCCATCATTATCCTGCTGCTGGCGGCCTGATCGATGACCGCCACGCCCGTAGTTGTCGTCGCAGCTGGCGCCCGCCCGGTCGTCAACGCTCCCAGCTCCACACCGGCAACGGTGGTCACCAATAATGGCGAGCCTGTCGTCATTGTCCTCGCTGGCGGCGAGCCCATGACCCTGCTGAACCCGAACGGAACGCCCTACCCATGAGGACGACATATCGCATCTGCAAGGTCTGCGGCGAGGTTCACGCGCTCAACGCATGGCCGGACAACCACCGCGAATGGGTGATCGACAACCGCTCCGATCTCGCTGCGCCCATGCTGATCCGCGACAGCATGGATGCGGTCAAAAGCATGCTTGACGGCAAAATGTACGACAGCAAGCGCGGCCTGCGCCGGACGTACCGCGATGCCGGAGTGACGGAAGTCGGCGACGACAAGTCCTACACTGACCCCGAGTACATGCGGCGCCAGGCGCCATCGGAAGTGAAACGGCAGAAACAGCAGTCACGCAAGAAAGTCGAAGCGGCGGTCGGCAAGGCACTCAGCCAAGCCGGGTTCGGCGCGTAACATTCCCTCAGACGGAGCAGAGTATGGAAGACGAATTCAACTCAACAGACAGCATGCCGGACATCGCCATTGAGGCGCCGGTCGAAGCGCCTGCCAAAAGCGTAGGCGATGCGCTGGACGACGCACTGGACAACGTGTTCGCCGACGAACCGGAGATGCAGTCTACGCGCGCCCGCGACGAGGCTGGCCGGTTCGCTGCGAAGAACCCCGAAGCCAAGCCCGTCGAGGTGAAGCCACAAAGCCCGCCAGAGGCCATCAAGCCCGAAGCGGCACCGAAGGCCATCAACCCTGAAGAACCGCCCTCACGCCTCTCCGCAGAGGCTAAGGCTGCATGGCGCGCTGCTCCGCCTGCCATCAAGGCCGACGTGCATCGCGCGTTCTCGGAGATGGAACAGGGCATCGCCAAATATCGACCCGACGCGACCCGCTACCAGACCGAAATTGCGCCGTATGAAAACCTGGCCCGGCAGTACGGCATGGACGTGAAGGGGGTGCTGGCCGACTATGAGGGCATGGCGCGGATGATGGCGACGGACCCGGTGTCGGTGTTCGACACGCTCGCGAAGCGGCACGGGTTCACTTTGCAAGAAGTTGCAGCGCACGTCCTCCAGCAGGACCTCGACGAGTACGCGCAGGAAACAACCAACGAAATCAAGCGTTTGCAGGCCGAAAACGCCGAATTGCGGCGGCAGACGCAGGGATATACGCAAGCGCAAAGCACGCAGATACAGGGGTTCATTGCAGAATTTGCAGTGAAGAACCCGCGCTATGACGAGCTGGAACCACAGATTGCGGCCATCCTCCGCAGCGGCCTCGTGTCCGCGCAGGAGCCGAAAGCGAAATTGCAGGAAGCCTATGACATGGCGATGCGGCTCAAACCCGCACCGCAACTGGCTCCGCAACAAACAAGCCGTCAGGCTCAGAACCTGAAAGGCCAACTGTCAGTAACCGGCGCACCCGGCACGGGCTCAGACCCCGCACGCCGCAAAGCCCCGGCATCGGCCCGAGACGCGCTCGACAGGGCGTTTGACCAGTTCGGGATTTAACCCCTTTCACACATCAACATAGGAGACGGTCATGCCCGCATTGACCTCTACAGAAAAGCTTCAGGAGGCCTTTTCTCTGGCCCTTGAAGATCGGTCTGCCGGTTACGCAGACCTTGTCAGCAACGCAAACGCCATCCTCTCGGTCATGAAAAGCCGGGATCAGATGAAAACCTTCAGTGGTCCGACAATCCGCGAACGGCTGCTGTACAATGAGAGCGGCACGTACGTCCGCTACAGCGGCTATCAGTTCCTGAACCCGTCGCCTGCCGAATTGTTCAATGACGCCGAGTTCACGGCTAAATTGGCAGCGGTCTCGGTTACGCTTTCGGGTGAGGACATCCTCAAGAACAGCGGACGCAACCAGCTCAAAAATATCATGGAAGAGCATATCTCCGCCGCTGAGACTGAGCTGACCGACCGTTTCGTCGAGGACATCCACTCCGACGGCACGGCCACCAACCAGATCGGCGGTCTCCAGCTGCTGATCCCGACGACGACCAACACCGGCATCGTCGGCGGCATCTCCCGCGTGGACAATGCCATCTGGCGCACCACGACGTACGACGCCAACTCGCAGACCATCGCGGGCACGACGTACACCTCTGTCAGCTCGTCCTCGATCAAGCCGATTTTCGACAAGATCATGATCGAGCGCAGCCGTGGATCGAAAGGCCCTTCGCTGATCGCATGTGCATCTGATCACTACATCAGCTACACGGCGGCGACGACGGCGATCCAGCGCATCAATGACGAGAACGGTCTCGGCAAGCTGGGCTTCACCAGCCTGAAATACTACGGCGGCGGAAAATCCGTGGACGTAGTACTCGAAGGCGGCATCGGATCGGCAATGCCTGCTGGCGTGTCTTACTTCATCGACACCAGCGCGCTCAAGTTCCGCTACCACCCTGATCGTAACTTCACGAAATTCGGCGGCAAGCAGACGCCGATCAACCAGGACGCCGTCGTCCAGCACATCGGTTTCTACGGCAACCTGACGATCAATAATCCGCTGCACTTTGCCAAGCTGTACGACAGCGCGCCGTAAGCGTGACTGACGGCTGAAACCCAAAACAAAGGAACAGAAATATGACGTACGGAAGTGCAGAGAACTCTCTGATCGGCCAGCCGATTGAAGAGGTTTCGACGGTAGCTCAGCACAGGCTCGGCGACCGTTTCCGCTGCTCGGACGCGACCTATGGTCCGGGTGAATTCATCTACCTGCAAGGCGTCGCATCGACGGCAGTGGGCTCGTGGGTGACCTTTAACTCAGACGACGGCACCACCGCCCTGCTTGCCGCTAACGCGATTGGCCCGGTAGCGGTCGCCATGTCGGCATGCGTGGCAAACAGGTTCGGCTGGTATCAGATTTACGGCAAAGCCGTGGGTCTGGCTCTGGCGGGCTTTGTCGATAACGCCAACGTGTACGCGACCGCCACTGCGGGCAGCGTGGACGACGCCGTTGTCGCAGGCGACCGCGTCAAGAACTGCAAGGGCGCGTCCGCAGTCGGCACGCCCTCTGCCGGTCTCGCTGAATTCGAAATTCAGTATCCTGTCATGGATGACGGCCTCGCCGCCTAATCCTGATTGCCGGGGGCGAGGTTATTCCTCGCCTCCGGTTTCCTATCAACATTCCCTCAGACGGAGACGCACATGCGCGATACCTCACATCTTCACATCGAATTTTACGTGGCCACCGAAGAAGACGAGAAGGCCAGCCGCGAGACCGGCATGCCGAAATTCAAGGACACAGAAATGGTCCGCATCAAGTTCGTCGGCGACCGCAATCAGGAGATCGGCGCCCCGGCGCATAGTCTCAGCTTCGACCCGGACGAGCGCATGCAGATGACGTATGCTGAGCGGTTCCCCCGCCACTACGCCGCGTTCAAGGAAAACCGCGCAGACTACGTGGACGGCACACCGCTCGACCAGCTGCCGGGCATCACCGGATCGAAAATTGCAGAATTCAAAGCCCAGAAGGTTTTCACGATTGAAGCCCTCGCCCAGCTCGAAGGCGGGGCGTTGACGAAGCTCGGCATGCACGCACGCGACTGGAAGAACAAGGCTGCGATCTGGCTCGAGCGCGCCAAGGACGGAGCCATCGAGGCCAAGCTGGCAGCGCAGAACGCCGACCTTCAGGCTCAGCTCGACGAAATGCGCAAGATGATTGCTGGCGCAGGCATGACCGGCGTTGTCTCCAAAGACACGCCCAAGATTGAAGTGGTTCAGCACGGGCCGTTTGCCGGTCACACTGCCAGCGACCTGCGCACATTCATCAAGGCGAAGGGCGGCTCGTGGAAGGGCAACCCCGGTTTGGAAACGCTGCTGGCAATGGCATCCGACATCATGTCGGCAGAAGAGGCCGCTAACGCATGACGACGCTGTCGATCATTCAGGACGCCTGCACAAGCGGGATCGCGCTCGAAAAACCTACGGCGGTTTTCGGCTCGGCGACCCGTGAGCATATCGAGCTGGCTTCGCTGATCAACGAAGCGGGCTACATGATTGCAGCGGCTCATGAATGGCAGATGCTCAACAAGATCGCGACCATTACCGGCGACGGATCAGACGAGACTTTCACGCTGCCAGCCGATTTCGACCGGATGCTGGAAAAATCCCAGCTCTGGTCGTCATCGCTGGAGACCCCCCTGACGCCGGTCTCCGACCGTGACGAGTGGCTATCGCTTGAGGTTCAGGCTTTCGACTTCGTGATCAATGCGTGGATCATCTACGGCAACCAAATCCACGTAAAGCCTGCGCTGGCATCAGGCGTCACGGTGAAGTACTTCTACCAGTCGCATCACTGGGCTCAGACAAGCGCGCTGGTGAACGTCGATGAATTCAGTGCGGACACTGACACATTCCGGCTGAATAACCGCCTGCTGAAGCTCGCGCTCGTATACAAATGGCGCGAGATGAAGGGCCTTCCGTATGCGGAAAATATGGCGGACTACCAGGACTTGCTTGCCAAGCTGATCAACCGCGACAAAGGCAGCAGGATCATCCGCATCGGCAGGGCGGCTATGCCGCGCGATGCAGTGTTCGCATATCCGCAGAACATCCTCGGATGAGAATGGCGCTCCAACCTCGCGGGCGCAGGCCCCTTTTGCCGTCGCCTCGACAGGCGCGCCCGGTGACGTTTCCGGCGCCTGTGCGCGGCTGGGTAACGAACACAAGCCTTGCCCAGCCCGTCGATCAGGCGGCGTTGGTGCTGGACAACTGGTTTCCGACACAGACCGGCATCAAACTGCGCGGAGGGTGCGCAAAATACGCCACGCTGCCAGCTGCATGCACATCTGTTTTTGCCTACCAGTCCGGCACGACGGAGGCTTTGTTTGCAGCGACCGGCGTTGCCATTTACGACATAACAACGGTCGCCAACGTGAACGTGGCGCCCAGCGCAGCAGTGTCGAGCCTGACCGGCGGCGACTGGACGTTCGTTCAATTCCAGACCAGCGGCGGCGATTTCCTCGTCGGCTGCAACGGCGCTGACACGCCGCGCGAGTATGACGGATCGGCATGGTCATCCAGCACCATGACGGGCTTGACCACTTCGCTGCTCAGCCATGTGTGGGCCTACAAGAACCGCCTGTTTTTCGTCGAAGGCGGATCGATGCGGTTCTGGTATCTGCCGGTGGGGTCGAAGAGCGGCGCGCTGACAAGTTTCAGCCTTGCTGGCGTGTTCGGCAAGGGCGGCAGCATCCTGTTTGGCGCCACATGGTCGCTGGACGCAGGCGACGGTGTGGATGACCTGTGCGTGATCGTCTCGACGATGGGCGAGGTGGCGGTCTACCAGGGCACAAACCCCAGCGATGCGAACGCATGGCAATTGTCGGGCCGTTACGAAATTGCAGCGCCGCTCGGTAAAAACGCGGTGGAGCGCGCAGGTGGCGAACTGCTGGTCGCGACGGTCGAAGGCATCGTGCCGATCTCGCAGGCCGTCAGCAAAGACCCGGCGGCGCTGAGCCTCGCTGCGGTGACGCGGGCCATCGAGCCAGACTGGACGACGGCTGTGCGCGACCGCGCGGGCCTGCCTTGGACGCTGAAGAAGTACAGCGAGCGAAACCAGATGATCGTGGGCATGCCCAGCCCGTCATCCTCGGTCGCCAAGCTGAGTTTTGTCTGCAACCTCGAAACCGGGGCATGGTGCAGGTTTACCGGGGCGCCGTTCGACATCCGTGGGCAAACGGTCCTGCTTGGCGTGCATTATGTCGGAACGGGCGAGGGATTTATCTACCAGACCGACAGCGGCGGCAGCGACAATGGCGCCACCTACGCATGCGAATATGTCGGGCATTTCAGCTATCTGGGCGCCGGTCCTGCGATCAAATCCGTAAACCTCGTGCGAGCCTCATTCCGCGCCACGCGGGCGTTCATTGCCAAGGTGTCGGGAAGCGTGGACTACGGCGTGACGCTGCCAGCTGCGCCAAGCAGCGTGGCTAACTCCACGGTCACTGCGTGGGACAGCGGTCTCTGGGACACAGCGATCTGGGATGGCTCCGGCGGCGCCTTGAGCGTGACCAGCAACTGGCAATCGGTGGCGAAGGCCGGGTTCGTGTTCGCTCCGCAGGTGCAGGTGACGTGCGGCGTGACACCGAAGCCGGATGCGGAACTGATGGCGTTCGACGTAATGTATGAGATCGGCGGAGTGGTTGTATGAAACTGGTGTGGGGGCATTCGGACGCGGTCGAGCAATTTGTCGCTGACCTGATCCCTCGGTGTGCTGAAGGTTTCGGCCCGTGCAACGCGGTGGGCATCATCAACCGGGAAGGCGCTCTCGTCGCGGGCTGGGTCTGGCACGGATGGGATGTCCCTGCACAGACAATAGAATTCAGCGGGGCGTCGATCACACCGAAGTGGATGACACGATCGATCCTGCATGAGCTGTTTTCGTATGCATTCGACCTTCTGGGCTGTCAGATGATCATGACACGGAACAGTGAACACAACACAAGACTGCACCGGCAATTGTCCGCCTACGGATTTACCCGCCATGACGTGCCGCGCCTGTTCGGCAGGAAAGAGGACGGCGTGGTCTGGTTCCTGACTGACGACCAGTGGCGAGCAGGTGCGTTTTACCAGAAGGAGCGTGAGCATGTCGAAGCCTAGACCCCCAACCCCGCCGAACCCGCAAGAGGTTGCTGGCGCGCAGACCGGAACGAACGTATCGACCGCTATCGCCAACACAGCGATGGGGCAGGTCAATCAGGTCACACCAGATGGCTCGCTGACCTATTCTGCGACCGGGCAGCACACATGGACCGACCCATCGACCGGCCAGACCTACACCGTTCCGCAGTACACCGCGACGACGACACTGAGCCCCGAAGCGCAGGCAATCCGCGCCCAGAACAATGCCGCGAGCCTGAACCTTGCCACGCTCGCAGCAAACCAGTCTGGACGTGCTGATCAACTGCTGTCGCAGCCGTTCTCGCTCGACAGCGTGCCAGCGGGCGCAGATCGCTCCGGTTTCGGGCCTGCGACCTACGGCGCCGATCTCAACGCCCCGCAGTTCAGCTCCACCGGCACGCCATTGCCGGGCATGTCGCAAGGCGCAATGGTGCCGGGCGCATCGCAGGGTACGGCTGGCCCGCAGTTCGGGGGGGTCGGCACGAACGCAAACCTGCAAGACAGCTACACGCCGGAAGGCGGCTTCAGCGCAGATCGGCAGCGGGTCGAGGACGCGCTCATGGGCCGTCTGGAACAGCAGCGCGGGCGCGACATGGAAGGGCTGCGCACCCAGCTCGCCAATCAGGGCATCGGCATCGGCACAGAGGCCTACAGCCGCGCACTGCAAGATTTCGAGCGCACCAACACCGACATGCGTACCAGCGCCATCCTCGGATCAGGACAGGAGCAAAGCCGCCTGCTGGGCGAGGCTCGAGGGGCGGCAGGGTTCACCAATGACGCGCGTCAGGCCGGGTTCCAGAACCAGCTCACGGGCACACAGTTTAACAACGCCAACAACCTGCAATCCTACCAGCTGGCAGAAGACCAGCGCCGGTATGGCGATGCAATGGGCCTCCAGCGGTTCGGCATGGGCGAGGACATGCGCCGCTATGACGACGCACAGCGCGCGGGCCTGTTCGGCATGGCAGAGGACCAGCGCCGCTACGGCGATGCGATGGCCCAGCAACAGTTCGGCAACCAGCAGGCGATCCAAGGCAGGGGCGATGCGATTGCTGACAGCCGGTTCGCTCAGCAGGCCAGCATCTATGACGCGATGGACAATGCACGTATGCGCGCGATGCAGGAACAGCTCGCGCTCCGCAACCAGCCCATCAACGAAATCACCGCGCTCATGTCAGGTTCGCAGGTGCAGACCCCGCAGTTCGGGATTGCTCAGTCGGCCATGATACCGACCACGGACTATGCGGGGATCAGGCAGCAGGGCTTCAACAACCAGATGGCCAATTACCAGCAGCAGAACGCGAACTATCAGGCAATGATGGGCGGACTGTTCAATCTGGGCGGTGCAGCAATCGGACAGGGCGGCTTGTTTGGGCGACCCAACCCCCCTTCCTCCACCCCCGGCGGTGGCGGCTCAGATCGCCGCATCAAAGCCGACATAGAGCCTATGGGCCAGCGCAACGGGCACAACTGGTATAAATTCCGCTACGTGTGGGAAGAGCCCGGCACGGTCCACGAAGGCGTCATGGCACAGGAAGTCATGGAGACCCGGCCTGACGCGGTCAGCAAGCACCCGATAGGCTTCTACGTGGTCGATTATGCTGCGCTCGGACTGGAGATGGTGTGATGCCCTACAACGTCTTCAACCGCTCCCGCATGCAGCCTCAAATGGCCGTTCCCGGCGGATCAATGCGTCAAGGCATTGTGGCCCCATATCGGATGGGTCCAGATCAAACCGTTGTTGATGGCGGTTCTATGCGGGACAATATCGTCAGCACACCAACTATGCGCGAAGCCCTAGTGCAAACCCAGCCACAGCAGTCCGTCGCAGAAATCCTGTCCGAACCGCTCGGCGAGGTTTCGCCCAATTTAGGCAGGGTCTCGTCGGAAGCATCGCGTCAGCGCCAGATCGCGGACATGCTGCTCGAAGGCGCAAACAGCAGGCAGGCCACCGATCTCGTCACCGGGTTCAGCAAGCTGGGCGAAGCTTTCATTGCGCGCAACGCGGGCAAGCGGGCCGACGAGGCAGAAGCAAAAGCGCAGAGCGTTCAGTCAGCTCTGATGCAGCAGGCAATGCAAACCGGACCCGAAGGCAAGGCTGCGCTGGATCAACTTCTTGCCAATAATCAGGAATATGGAATTCAAGCTGCCATGCTGGCGCAGGCTCCTAAGACACCGCGCGATCCATTGGTCGTCAATAACCGCGTCGTAAATCCAGATAATCCGGCGGAAATTTACGCTGATTACAGCGACCCGGCGCCGGTTGTGGAAACCTACGAAGATTACGCGCCGGACGGTGCGCCGGGTGGATATTACCAAAGGAACACGGTGACCGGCAAGGTAGAACGGGTAGCAGGCCCAGAGAGGGCTCCAGAAAATGGCGTGACTGTTCTTCCGGACGGGACGATCATGGTTGGCGGACCTGCGGGTGCAGGTTCTATCTTCGGCAAGACGGGTGACAGTGCTGGTGCGTCCCTGTTCTCGGGCGCGCTCGAAGACGCAGATGTAACAGACACCACCTTGGGATATTTCAACCGCGCAGAAGAAATCTTGAACAGCGGCTATGACACGGGCGCGCTAGCCGAAATCAGAGGCAATGCCGGAGCAATTGCAAACGATCTCGGCTTAAAAGGGTTTGGTTGGAGTTCAGACAAATCCGTTGGCGATTACGAAGAGTTCAACACGATCAACAAACAACTTGCCGCAAATATGCTGAAGCTGTTTGGCGGTTCAGACACTGAACGCGAACTAGCCATTGCCATCACGTCTAACATTGGACCGCGCATGGCGAATGAGACCAACAGGCGCATGATTACTGCCGGAAAACGGTTGATAGAAATTCAGCGCGCAAAGCCGGAATACATTGCACAATGGACGCGCCGTTGGCGGTCGGTGGACGCGATCAACCCGGAAACGGGCCTTGGTTTCCAAGCCACATGGGACCGCTACCTGGAAGAACAGGCGGCAGGGCTGACTGGCGCTGCCAACACGTCGCGCCAAGTCGCCGTGGAAGGTGCGGCGGCAGGCTGGACGCAAGAAAAAGAAGCGCGCCGCCTTGCCTTGGAAGCTATGCTGAACGGAGGTGAATAACAGCCATGACCCCGGAAGAACGCAAAAGACTTGAACTCGAACTCGAGCTGCTCAATCTCGAAAAAGAGAAAGCGCAGGCAACGCAGTCACGTCCACAGAGCCCCTTTCTGGCGCGCGGCTACGACATGGCAGCTAATGCTCAGTCAACGCCGCCACAGATGCGCGCCAGCCTTCCCGGCGCAACCGGCCCAGACCGTATGACGAACCGCACAGACAGTGCTGTGCTGGCAAAGGCGCGCCAAGTCGAAGCGGACATTGCCAGCGCGACCCGCAAGGCGCGTGTGGCGCCCGTGGACAAGCGCGCAAACGCAGCAGCCGACGCGGCAATGGCCGAATTCGGCAAGAAGCTCGACAACCCATTTTTGATGGCAATGGGCGGCAACGCCATGCAGATCGCCGGGCGTGATGCTGCTGAAAACGTTTACGAGCAAGAGGGCGTCGTGTCCTCGGCAACCGCGCATGAGGCCAACCTTCTCAATTCGATAGCATTGGGTCTTCCGGCTATCTTGAACAAGGACGCCCGGCAATTTCTCGCGCAGGCAACGGCAGATCGTCCGTTGGCGTCCTTGTCAGCGCAAGTAATAGGCTCGCTGGCGCCATTAAGCGGCATGTTTACCGCAGGCCGGGCCGGGGCTAACGCTGCGGCGCGCGGATTTAGCGTGCCTGTTCCGTTCACGGGCAAAACAATCACGACGCCAAACCTCATTCCGCGCGGCGGAGACGCAGCGTCACGGTTAACACGTTACAGCGGTTCGCTCGCTAACGACGCGGGAAACACTGCTCTGGGCACTGCTACTTATCAGGCAATGATCAACGAGCCGATCCAATCGGCAGCGGAGGGCCGGGAGCTTACCCTGGGCAGCATGGGTGAAGCGGGGGCGCGTGGATTTACCGACCCGTTCAACCTGATACCCTTGGCCGCATCTGGCACTATGCGGACATGGAACGCGCTCACGTCAGGCGTTGCTACGCCATCTCCAAAAGCTGCGCAGATGGTCAATCAGTACGGCGTCGGACCTCGTCAGACGCCGGGCTCAGCGGGCATTGCCCAGACGGCGCAGCAGTTTGGCGGGCGCGTCAGGCCGCAAGACATCCGTGGTCTGACGAATATCGAGAACGCGCTCCGGTTCGCTCTCCGGGATGTGCCCGGCGTCAATGTGAACGCACGTATAGCAGACGGGTTCCAGCGCATTCGCCAGAGCCTGCCGCTCGTGGACGACCCGACGATGAACCTCGCGCGTCTCATAGAGCGTGAGTTTGCGGAAGATGCGCCTCAGATAAGAGCAATCATCCGTAACTTCCTCGGGAAAGTCGGCACGGACAGTTCTGCGGGCGAGACCATTGTGGGCGGCGCGGCTAATCAGATGCGTGGTGCGCAAGCGGATGTCCTCGAGCAGGAAGCGATGTCTGTTTTCGGCAATCAGCCGAAGCAGAACGCTAAGGAGGTTCTGGAGCAAAATCTAGAACTGCTCGGCGAGGAGACCTACGCGCCGATCATGCGGGCAGCAACGTCGGCGCCCCCGCAGGCCCAGCAGCGCGCAGCAAGCTTGGTCAACCGGCGCCCCGAAGCGGACGACATTCTTTTCAACCGCGCCGACCGCGAAGGGCTGACGGTCGAAGATTACATCGCGCGCAACCCGCTTGAAGCATTGCACTGGGTCCAGTCTGATCTCGCCAAACAGGCGCGCGCTTTGCGGGCGGCCAACAATCCTGATACCGCCCTTGAGGGCGTGATCCAAAATATGAAGACGGTCCTGCGGGACAACGTGCCGAACTACCGTGAAGCAGACGCACTTTATGCCTCCAACGCCCGCGCTCTGGGGCGCCTCGGGACGACGCGGGGGCCGGACGCCGGGGTCGAAGGTGAGCTGAAATATGATCCTGGCTTCGGCGAAGGCCTGCTTGGCCCTGGCGGTGCTGCCGGTCGCGCAGAAGGCCGTGCGACGGCCAGCAACGTCTATGAGGGCATGGACGAGCGCAGCCGCCGCGCTGCCGCCATAAGCGTTCGTGAGGTCATCCTCGACGATCTGAACAAAGCACGCGCCGCCGGTGACGAGCAGCGTTACGAAATTGCGGCAAGGTTCTCAAAACTGAACAGCGAAGGCGCCCTTCAGGCGCTGGTCGATGTCTTCGGTGACGAGGGGCGCCGTATCGTCAATCGCATCCGGCAGTTTGTGGATGCCAACGAATTCGCTCGCGACATTGATCCGATTACCGGGTCGAACACGAAAAACAAGTTCACGGCTGCGCAGACCGGCGCTCAGCCGTTTGCCGGTCCTATGGGCCAGGCCACACAGGGCATAGCAGGGTCGCTCGGCCAGAACGCAGTCGGCGATGCCTTCCTGATGGCGAGCGGCATCACAAGCGCACCAGTGATGTCCGCAATACGTTTTGCCCCGTTTCTGGCCGACAGGCTCCAGCCGGGCCGTCGGACGCAGCGCAACATCGCAGAGACGCTGCTCCGCCGGGGACAGATCGGCAGTCAGGTGCAGCCGCCTCCGCGCGGGCCGGGGCCGATAGAACCCCTAAATCCGACCACCCTGCCGGGCTATCGGCCACCGGGCGGCAGCGCGCCTCCGCAAGGCAACCCGCTTGCCAGCAATGGCGTCCACGCCAGCATCATGTCCGGCTTGATGCCATCGCGTCCGCCGTCATTTGTCAGCGCACCAGGGCAGGCAATGCGCAGCGCGCTCGCTGGCGGCGCTACGCCGCTGCCCGGCCCCGGCAACAAGCTCATCCCGCCAGCGCCAGCTGTAGGCCCCATCGGCAATCAAAGCGCAGAGGAAACATTTTTTTCAACCGCGCCGACAACGGCGCCTCCTCCTATTCGCGTCAAAGGCATGTCTAAAGCTGATGGCAACAAGCACGGCCTGATGCCTCACCTGCGCATGCAGACAAGCCAGCCGCCGACTGGCAAGGCAAAGCTCGTTCAGGACACGAATGCTGCTAACGCGCCTCGTCAGATCGCGGAGCTAGATGGCATCCTGAAGGCGCACCCTAACGCTCTCGAAAGCCCGCAAGGCTGGGCGAAGATGATGAGCGATGCTCTTGGCTCTGACGATGTGCCAGTCGCTCCTTACGCTTTTATTCGCGACATGAAGGACGGCACCGCACAGAAAACCGTTCAAAGCCTTACGCCGGGCCAGATCGCCGACGCCGATCATGGATTTTCCAACGCCGCCAAGATGAAAGAGGTGTATATCTCTGGCCGCGCAAAGCCGTCAGACACCGGGTCTCTGTTTGCATGGGGCTTCTTGTCTCGTGGTGTCTCGCCTTACACACAAGAAAGCCTGTTTATTGATGCTTTTAACGGGCTGGGGAAGTGGATTGACGACGCCGCAAACGGCACATTCGACATTGACGCATACCTCAAGTGGGCAAAGACCGCCGCTCCGAAAGGCAGCAATCAGCCAGGCGCTGGCGCTTCACATAATCTAAACGCTTTCGGTTCGCTTTTCCTGCAGCGCATGTCCGAGATTATGCCGGGCACGAACATCAGCAAGATGGAATACCTCCATAACCTGATGTCGGACCCCAACATGACCGGCCCGCAAATCCGCCGGGAATTTGCGCGCATCGGGCAAGGCGTCGGCATTGACAACAAGGTTGTGTCCTTTACGCTTCTGGTTTCCGGTCGCGATGATGTCATGGTGCTTGACCGTGTGCAAATCCGCAAACTGTGGAACGATGGCCGGTTTGACGGCATAAACCTTTATGACGGTCACAAAGTGGACGGCGCCGTTGTCACGGGCTCTGCGCTAAGTAATCTGACTTACGGCGCTCGCGGCTTGCTCGTTTACGAAGCGATTGAGCGCCACCTCGCGAAGAACCTCAAGAATATCTACGCCGGATCAGGACGCGAGGCCAAAGCCAGCATTGGGCGCTACCACTGGGAAACCTGGGTCGCAGACAGCCAGCAGGAGGCCTCCCACGGCACCCTCGACGCAATCCTGAAACGCATGGTCGGCGATGAAGACCCAATGGCAGGCGTTGTCGCCAAGCAAGGCGAATACGGCTCCTACTCCTACGGTGCCCGATATGGCCGGGATGCAGCGGGTGCGCCGTTTATCGACTACCCAACCCCCTCCGGCGCCACCTATCGCATGACGCCGCAGGATTTCGCTGCGTTCAGGGAGCAAATGAAGAAGGCGTCCGCCGGAATTATTCCTCGCGGCAAGTTCAGCGTTAGTGACGCAGGCGATCAACCTTGGTATAATAAGGAAGGTGTTAACAAATCTGCGCTAGACGATCTCGCGGCGCAGTACGGCAGGAGAACAGACAATGGAAGCGTTTCGGGAATTGATGGCGGGCCTGGCCAAGGTCAAGACTTTGCCAATGGACGACAAAATGATCTCTCCGGCGCTGCTGGCAAACAGCAAAAAGGCTCCGGGCAATCTGCAGCAACCAAAGAACGACGCACAGTCGGAAAGCCCAAAAAACCCTCCAAAATAGGCACCCGCGCAGCAGACGCCGCCGCCATCGCAGCGGTGGTCGGCGCGCCTATCGCGGAAGCAGACACCGGCACATCAACGCCGGAGATGGACAAAGCCAACCAGCGTGTTGCGGTCGCCGAGAAAACAGTGGCAGACACGCAGGGCAGCATCACCAAACTGCAAAGCCAGCTGGAGATGTTGCAAGACCCTAATGGCGACCCGAAGCAAAAGCAGCGCGTCTTGATTGCCCGTGGGCACAACCTTGGCACATATGGCGAAAAGGGCGATGGCGTTGACGGCGACCTGCGTCCGGGTGGCTATTCGTTCAACGCCATCAAGGCTGAAATGCAAAAGATCGAAGCCGAGATGGCCCGCACGCGCGGCGAACTTGAAAAGGCGCAGGCTGAAGAAGCGGCGGCGCGCAAGGCCGTCACGCGCGAACAGATGGCGCAATCGCTGATGGAGGCAGAAAAGGGCATTGGGAGCCCGCTTTTCCAGACAGCCGCCGATCTCACATCTGGCGCTGCGTTCCTTGGCGGCGTTTATCTTGCCGGTCGCGCTCGTGGCGGCGCGGTAAAAGAATACGCCAAATCAGCCCGCACAGCTGCGACGAATGCAAACCGGCTGCTAAATTCCGGCAGGTATCGCGGAGACGCAACTGTCGGCCCCAACTCGTCCAACGTGCGCGCCGCGAACCTGAACGAATTCTGGAAGCAGGGCGGCGCGAAAAGCAGGGTGCCGTTCACCGCTGACGATGTCGGGCAACTGTCTGCACGCAAGGGCGCAAAAGAACCGTCCCAGCTGTTCAAGGCGCCGCGCTACATTGACAACGACAAGAAATTCATCATTGCGACCGCGATTGAAAGCCAGGCAACAAAAGCCGCCGCTGACCATTTCGCCGAAGAGGCCGAAAAGGCGCAGAAGGAAATGGACGCAGCATATGCCGACAATGACCGGGTCGCCTACGATGCAGCCGTGAAGGCCCGCAACCTTGCCGCAGGCGGCGAAACCTTCTTCCGCGTTCTTGAACGTCTCGGATACGGTCTTGCCGCTGGCCGCGCGCTTTCGGGCTTGAAGAAGTACCCGGCGGTGAACGCAAACATCAAAGCCGCCGAAGCGGAGCGCAACTTAATCCTCCAGGGTCTGCAAAAGCAGAAAACTGTAGGCGCCAAACCCTAGCACCCACGCCGGTATCCAAAACAATAAATCCATAGGAGCCTCTCATGGAAAACGAAGCCTTAGCGAACGAAATCCTTACATCACTCCAGCAGATGCTTGAAGCAGCCGGGCCGGAGTGGACGGTGCAATACCTCCAGGCCGGGATGCAGGAAGCTGCTCAGATGGGCGGCGGGATGGAGCAGCAAATGATGCCACAGGGCGGCATGGGCGGTATGGGCGGTATGGGTGGCGGCATGGGCGCGATGCCGCCGCAAGGCCGCACTGTCGGCAAACCGCGCGGAATGTAATCCAGATAACAGGAGGCCACCATGAGCCGCGACGGTTCGGGTACGTACAGTCTGCCAGCCAACACGCTTGCCGTGTCGGGCGACCCCATCAGTTCGACTAAATTCAATTCGCTCGTCCAAGACCTCGAAAGCGATGCAAACGTGGACCGGCCCATCGCGGCTGGCGGCACAGGGGCATCGACAGCATCGGCAGCGAGGACAAACCTCGGCCTCGCTATCGGCACGGACGTGCAGGCCTTTGACGCGGGGCTGCTTTCGATTGCGGGCCTGACCACGCTGGCAGATCGCAGCATTTACACGACGGCGTCTG